TGGGAAGCAATATCATATCCCCATCAGTGTAAGCATCTACCGCTGTTTGAATATTTGCACTTATGTCGTTTCCATCTCCCGGGTCAGCCACGTAAACAATACCCACCGCCCATACATGAAGGGTGTAGGTGTCATCCTGCGTGTAGAACTCATCGGAATAGGGTGAGGCATCATTGGAAGTCATCATATTAATCCATACTGGCGTTATATAACCTGTCTCATTTGTTATACGAGTGCTATCAGTAGTCACTAAGGAAGTAGCTGCTATCGAGGTCATAATAGCAGTATCAGCTACCACACTATAAGATGAAAGCAAAATAGCTATACCATTCGCTGAAATATGTAATGTGTCTACCGAATCAAGCGTTATCTCTGAAATACTCCCAACAGCTATAAGATGGTCTATATTTCCACCATCACCAGTGTCCTCGGCTGTAAAATTAGCGACTAGAAAGTAGCTATCAACAGTTCCGGTTGTACCGGTCGTATCAAAAGACACCTGACTTTCAATTCGGGCAACCCAATTCCCACTCACGTCTGCCAATGAAAGGTTGGCCGTCTGCCGAGTATAATTACCACTAGTAGGTTCTGTTGTGATTTGGACAAGATCGTCCGTGTCAGCAATGGTATCACTGCTATTATACAATCCAACGGACACTTGAACGCCAGATAGTGCTGTCTTTAAGACAAATTCTTCTCCCAAATCAGTTAATAAAGCCATTGTATTTTATATGGTTTTCGTTTAATAATTCAACAATCTGATCGGCTGTTACTCCAAAATTTATATAACCAGATAGTCCACCACGCAACAGCCCAACCACTCTTTTATCCTTATCCAATATAGGTGAACCAGAACACCCATTATAAGCAGCACCCCGAATCATCATATTTCCTATAGTGTTTATCGTAGAATAAGAAGAACCATCACGAGGGCATTTTTTAATTCTTCTTTTGATCACAGTGCTTTCAGTAATATTATCTACTCCAATATATGTATACCCCCAAATCCAAACAGGATCACCTTTTATATTTACATTCCCTTCTGCCAATTCATCCACACTCGCAAAAGTTTTAAAGTGGGGTAAATTTGGTATTGATGATTTTAAAACAGCTACATCGGCTTCTTTATCCACAAAAACAAGCTCCAATGTATCCGGGTCTTCTTTTTGATCCAAATAGAAGGTGTGGTAATACCTAAAATTAACTACATGAGCAGCCGTCATTATCAAACTATAATTACGATCACTATAAAAGCAAAAACCAGTGCCTTTAAAGGTCCCTCCAACTGATACTTGGAATACCGGGTCTTCACTACTCAAATCCACATATCGGTACTCAACTATCGTATCTGGCTTTGTACCCCACAATAAGCTTTGCTCAGACTCCACAGCTTTGTGAACTGACAAGCCTAGGAAAACAAGCACTATGTATTTCAAAATTATAAACATCATTTTGATAATGTTAAAGCCAATATCAATCCAGCCTCCGTAAATATAAGCCACTTCATAATTCCCACAGCTTCATTTTGTCTCTCAATCTCCCTTTGAATATAATATACTCTTAGTTTGTACATTCTCAAACTATCAGAAAGATCGGCTATTTTTTCCAGTTCCGATGGAGTTACATCAGTTGAATCTATAATCTCAGTAAACTCTAAGGGTTCCATGGGTCCCATCAACTGATCACTCTGTGTAAACCCCACAAAAGGCACCATTAAAATAAAAGCAAGTATGATTAAAGTTTTCATGGTTTTTTTATTAATGCTTTAATTGTAAGCACAATAACTAGTATAATTCCAATTAGTGCTAATCCATTTTTTATCCAATCCAAAAGGCTTTGTTTCTCCTTTTTGGTGTATGTATTTTCTTGTACAACAGTCATAAGACTATCGTACATTTCCACTGTTATAGTGGCTGTATCCCTGAGTATCAAAACCGTGTCTTTTTTAGCCCAAACCTTTTGATTCAATCGACCGTCTTTTACCCAAGCCTCGGCCATTGCTGAACTATCTTTTGAAAAAGCTTTTATGGGTGGAATGTCCTCACATTCATACACCGTATCGGTTTGCACATGACCAGTATCACTTATCCATTCCACCTTTACAGCTTGTTCTAAAAACACAGTAGTGTCTTTAAAACTCACGTTTACTTCTAGTGTAGTGTCATATGTAGTTTCTAAAATGTCTGGGTCAATTTTCAATGCCCTATCTATATGCCAACTAGCACTACAACCAGATAGAATCAGCACAACAAACAGTATAACTCCAATTTTTTTCATTATAAGTTATGTATTAAAACTCCTGCCCATACAAAGTAAAAGGCTACATTTTCAAGCCAATAGGTATGGTTTCTTACTTGCGGAATTAAAAGTGCTAGAATTGCGGCTAACCCACCTATAGACATATACCACATTCCGTAATCAACCCATATTGAAATCAAACCCCCAATAATGCAGCCATAAGCCCCTATTACGTGAACTATACTGGTTGCCTCATCTTTTCTGGTATCCGCTGCAAAAGCCGTTAAAATAAGCATACAAGCAGATACCCACATAAGGATTGTATCTCCCGCTATCCCCAATGGAATAGCCGTTCCCATCATAGCAAAGGTGTATAGATATTTTAATTTGCCCTCTAACTCATGAAAAGATATGGATATGCTCCGAAGTACACCAAATTTAGCAATTAAGTAAACATTGGTGTACCCGGAGAATATCACAACCGAAGCTATGCAAAGAGAAATCGGATTCATTTTATTTCATTAAGCTGTTTGATCAATCACAGGCAAGCCAATTGCCTTGAAGAAAGCATTAAGCAAATTTTGTAGTTTAGGCAACGTGGAAGCTCCCATAGCACCAAGAGCCGTTACCGCTCCAATTGCAATGAGGGCGTACCAATAATCTCCTACCGATCCATGGTATTGCCCAAAAATACCAATATCCAACAGGGCCGCACCAAAAGCTACAGCAACACCTACAAAAATAGCAATCAGTTGTACACCAAATCCTTTGGCTTTCTTAAATACAACTGTTTTAAGAAGTTGAGTTACAGCGAAAATAACAGCAGCATAGCCACTATATGTTCCCATCATGTTCAAAAAATCTAAAATTCCATTGATTTCGGTTTCCATCGTCTCAAAATTTAAGGTTAATAATTATCTTCAACATATTCAATCAGTTGGTCTTCTAACCAACTAACTCGGTTCCCTTTTTCATCAAATACGTATATTTCGTACCATTCTTCATCACACGGCCCCGGGCCTTTAGTATAGCCCAACAGAACAGCGTCCAGTTCACTTAACTCTATGCCCATCGGCTACTGTTGTTTTATATTCCGGTTTGTCTTCAATTGCTTCCAAATGATACCTTCTAATCACATCAGTAAAATTCTCGACATCTTCGTAGCTCAAAAACATACCTACTTCGAGTCGGACAGCATCTTTTACAGACATATCAATTTTCAAACTGTATGTCTTTTCCGGGTCCAAGCCTAAAGCTTTGACCAAATCTGTTACGGGCTTTCCATACCCGGGAATTGCTTTACTCATGATTAATTAATTTCGTATTGAACTTTTCCTTTACCTGTAAAGGTTGTAGCAACACCACTATCGTTACATAGAGTAAGCGTATTGTTATTGCCATCATATCTTGCTGTGCCGGTACTATAATAAGGAGGGGATATCTCCCACCAAGGTTGCCAATACCGATCAATGTAGATTGGATTATTCCAAATTACTTGGGTTTTGGTTTCTAGTGTCCACTTCTTCCAATCGGGAAGAAAGTGCTTGATCTTTTCCACCAACTCACCAATATTGACATTGTCTTCTACAGTGAGTTTCTTTTCTTCAAAATCTAGTTGAATCTTCATGATTAAGATTGTTCTGGTTCTGGATCACTTGTATCACTCTGATCCCCGCCCGGTCTGCTTCTTGATTCTTCCACTATCTTTCTCAATTCTTCTTCCCCGAGTTCCCCACCACGCTCTTGCATGGCTTCTTCAATTTCATCATCACTCATACCAAGGAGTTTCTTGAAAGCTACTTTTGGCAAAAGCAGTTCACTTGCAAACGGGTAACGAGCATAATACATAAGTGCTTCTGCACGAGTATTGCCGATTTCGGCTTTTTCTTTGTCGCTTGGAGCGAACAAGTCTTCCCACAATACGGTAAAATCTCCTGTGTCGGGTTGTGGTAAGACTCCTAGTTCAATACATTTGTCGATGAAAGGTCTTACGATCTTTGCCTCGGCAAATTCTTCTCGTCTGGTTTTAATCTCAGACAACCATTGAGTACGATCTTCTGTACTGGCAAGTTCCCCCCGTTCTGATCCAACCAAAATCCTTTTGGGTATGCCCGTTACAGCAGAAATCATTTGGACTTGCACGTCTACGTGTGAAGAAGGATCAGCTACTTGTTGGGCCAATGCTTCTAGTTCAAGTCCTTTAGCAATCAAAAACCGCCTTTGGTTGTGTTCGTACTCTTTAATCTGTTCTTGAATGACTTCTCTTTGACCCGGAGTCAATTCAAATCCTTCTTGCTCTGTACCGGCATAACCGGGACGGGCACCACGCCAAAACATTTCAGCATCTCCTCCGGTGACTTTTTCTAAGTCCATGAGTCGGTTGAAAACAACTTCCAACCGTGGTTCCCCGTATATATCGCTTTCCAAATTCCCGTCTACTATGTGTAATACCCGGGAGTAATGGACAATTATTTTTTCACTGGTCTGGGTATGTGGTCCACTTACTTCAACTTCATAAGTCAACGGCATTCCATACCTTGGGTTGGCTGGATCACGTTCCCAAGTTTTGATCTCTACATTTTGATCCCCAAACGCTTTTACATACACCAATTCGGATTTTCTCTTGATGGGTCTCTGATAACCACGCCTTCCTTTCACATCATCGAATCCCATCAGCAAAATACCAAAATGACCCAAGCCAGTTAATTTGTCCAAACGAGTGAACCAATTTCTTAGTCCAACTTGACGATCAAGGTCTTCGTAGGCTTGTTCAAATTCAGTAAGTTCTTTATCCCCTCGTTCCCCGGCTTCTTTGATTCTTAATCCACCACGCCAAGTAGCGTTCACAGGTTTATCAATAATGGCTTTTGCCATATCCTGTCTCTTATATCGAGAATAGAAATGTTTAAATTCCAATTCCTCATCTGTGGGATAACCAAGGGCTTCATATACATTCCGATCACCACTATACTGTTTACCCATAATGGAGGAAAGAGTAGCCCTCCCAACCAGACTGCCGGGGATTGAATAATATACAGAGAGCAATTGAGCATCCGAGAGCGTTTGAAGACTTACTTCTTGCTCATCGGGATGCCGCATCTCTTTTCTTTGTCCGTTTTCGTCAGCCATATTTTACCAGATTACAACTTCCCGATTCCTTGCTAATTTAGCAAATGCCCCAGATGTGGCATCCACTTGGTCTTTGTAAGTAGAATACGGGAAAAATTCGTGTTCATCAATAAACTTCTCATTCCAATGACCTCTTAATAATTGTATATTGCCATTGTTTACTTGGACAGAATAAGGGTCAGCACGTTTGACTTTATCGCCTGTAACTCTGTCAGCGTAGACAGAGAACCCGGCCAGATTCCGTATAGTTGCCTCTGCCGATTCTTTCCCTCCTGAGCCGGGTTCCTGCTCAACCCACACCTCCACATTACCGCCATCTGCTTCTGCTGTTTGCCTGATAATACTTTCTCGTGTGCTTGTGTCCCATTGTCCTCTTTTTACATCGGATATGATCCATTTGCCACCAATATACTGGTGCATTTTTACTCCTACAGTATAATCACCACCACCAGCAGTGGCAGCTTTATCCCAATATCTAACTATTTTTAGGCAATTGGCCGGGTTTGGAAGAAAGTCAATATATTGGAATCGGGCAATCTGGAACATCCCCCCACCGGGTGGTACTGGTTTTTGGCCTATCTGACCGGCATAACCGTACTGACCAACCCGGGCTTTAAATTCTTCAAGAGCCGTCCAGTCCAACCGCACAGGGTCTAACAATCCATCTTGACTGTACTTACTGATAAGTTCTTTTGGTTGAACTTGATCTTTATAAGATTTGATTTCCCCGGGAATGCAGATGTGTTTGATGTTGTCTTTTCCTCTTTCGAGTATGTGGGCAGTAGTGTCTTTTTGGTGTAGTCGCTGCATGATAAGAATAAGGGGGGTAACTCGTTTGTCTACTTTACGGGAGAATAGTGTGCTACCAACCCATTCGTTGGTTGCATCTAGTGTAGTTTCCCCGGCAGCACGTTGTGGGTCTAGCGGGTCGTCAACAATCTGTATGTTCCCGTGAAATCCCATAAGTGTACCACCAACAGAGGTGGAAAATCTGTTTCCACCTAGTAAGGTGGAATTAGCTCCACCGGCATTCTTTTGAATTTTAACAATTCTAAAGTTCGATTTAATGTCTTTGTCTCGCTTTATTTCCAACTCGGGGAACAAAAGTTTAAACTTCTCGGATTTGATTACGTCACGGGAATATTCTGCGGATTCAAGGGAAAGAGTAGATGTGTATGAGGCAGTAATGAATCGCATCCAATACCACCGAGTCCAACACCAAGCAGGAAACATAATGGATACCATAGCTGTTTTCGTGCTGCCCGGTGGGACATTTATAATTAAGTCGTATTTCTTAGGCAGTCCTGCAGCCACTCGTTCGGCCATGTCCTGTAATTCCCCACATATGTATTTGATGTGCCAATTGTCCTTAAAATCCTCGGTGGAATACTGGTCCCAAAAGTAAAGCAGGAAGTGATAGAAAGAAGATTGTACCAATCTACGCATCCCCGCAACGGGATGTTCCATCATTTCCTGCATTGCTGACTGTTTATCGTCTGTCTTTGATTCCATCATCCAATTGATTTCGCATAACTTTCAGCATAAAATCCTTCTCTTTAGGAGTGAACCCTTCCATGTTAATTTCTTCGACAGTCTTATGTGTCACAGTATGAGAGTGGTCCACCTTGTGAGTCTCTGACCAATGTTCCGGTCTACGAGAATTGAGCCATTTGATGATGGCTTTCACGTTCGGTGCATATCGTCTTGTATAGCGGAAAAGCTCCCAACGATCTTCTGCTTTGTTGAACTTTAATTCCTCTACCTCCATTTCGTAGCCAATGGCAAGCTGATAGAGTTTGTCAGCTACATTAGCATCTGCTTCAATTCTACCTCGATCCACAGCCTCTTTAAACTCTGGGTAGTCATTGATCCAGTTTCTAAGGGTAGCAACTTCGATACCAAGGTATTGAGCCAGTTCATTGTTGCTGAGACCGATTTTGCACAGACGAGTAACCTGTTCTAACATAGTAGAAGAAAACCCATTTTCATTCATTGGTACGCTAGAGCGCACCCTACGGGATTGGTCTAACTTTTCCTTGATGTCATCTGTACGTTTACGTTCCATAATACAAAGATAGATTGAAATATTAACATATGCAAATGTGTCTATATTTATATAAACCCATATGATGCGTATTTAGTATATGGTCCAACCCAACACCCACTATTTTCAAATAGGTTATATAATTTTGGACCAGTCAATAACCATGGGAATTTCAGAAATCTTACCACCTGATATATATGGGTCAAATTTTGGACCAGTCTTTATCCATGCGGGTTTTAGCATTTTTGCCCATAAATTTGACAATTTACCCCTGTATATAGACAAGTCATAAGTAAAATCTTGGACCAGTCCCGCCAACTCTATTGGACCAAACTTTTTAGTGGTATTTTGATATGGTTATGTAAATACCCCCCCTGCTCGGCCAGGTACCCAAGTGCTTCATCCGTACTCATCTGTATGTGTATCTACTTACATATGTACATAGCTGCATATATTCATATGAGAATCCAATACTAACATATGTACATAATTAGATATGAACATACTTAACAATGCTTGGATGTTCATATATGAATACTTTGATATGATTACTTAGAATGATTCTAAATAGAGAATGTTTTTTAATAAAATATAAAATTTCTTTTAAAAATACTTGACAAATATTTAAACGTGTTGTATCTTTACACAAGAAGCTTGTTAGAAACAAGGAGAACAAATTACATATATACATATCTAAATACATAGAACAATGAAACTAAGCAGGAAATGTATAAACATGATGAAGCAACCGGACTTACAGTTGGCGGTTTGGTTGTTTAACTGGACTTACGATTTAGCGCAACGTCATCCTGCTGGCGATAACAGCAACATGATGAGGCTGGCAGTATATTACAATCAATGGATTAGAAGAAGGATTGAAGAGTAAACATATATAGATTTTTAGATATTTGAATAAGTAGATACGTTCTTTCAATACTGTTAAAAAGTTTGGACCAGCGCATGGGCAGTGGGTTTGCAGAGGGTGAATTTTAATTGGGGGCCAAACCAAA